ACCAGGAGTAGCAGCGTGGAAGCCACACTTTCCAAAGCTATTTGCGGGTTATGAAACTATCTATGTCGTAGGTGACAATGATGTTAAAGAGGATGGGTCTAACCCTGGTGCTGAGTTTGCTAAGCGTGTGGCTAACGAGGTAATGAACTCACAGATTGTTACACTACCACCAGGTATGGACATCAATGATTACTACTTGGCTAATGGAATTGATGCTACGAGAAAGTTACTGATAGGGGAGTCGAATGTATGACGATGACAAGAAGCGAGTGGGACACGATGCTACAGACTTTGCAGCATATGGGCTTCCAGATCCTTTCCGTGGATATGCAAAGCGAAACAATAACAATAAGACCGATACCGACTCGATAGACTTTGACCACGTGAAGTTTGTTACTGATGTATGGGAAGTCTTAGATGGTGCAGGTAACCTGCTCATCAAGAAGCACAAGGACTACGGCCCAACTAACATTAGTCTCTCACCTGGTGGACCGCTTAATGGTTTGCGTGTGCGTATGCACGACAAGACTGCACGCATCAACCACTTGATTGATACTGGTGCGACACCAGAGAACGAGTCACTACGAGATAGCTTCATTGATCTACTGAACTACAGTGCTATTGCACTGATGGTACTAGATGGTAAGTGGCCTCGTGACTGAACTACACCCAGTAATCTATGACTTAGTGCCTAGCGTTGCTAACACTATTCATCGCAGGTATAACAAGCACGTTGAGAAGGATGACATCAAGCAAGAACTGATGGCGTGGGCTATGACTAGGGTAGAAGATCACATCATTGATCTAATGGAACCTATCGAAGAGCGACGCAAGCACAACGAGCAACGCATTGCTTGGCAGATGAGACGTGTAGCAGAACGCTATGCTCGCAAAGAAAAGGCTGCTAAGTCTGGCTATCAGACTAATGATGAAGCCTACTACGAGTCAGCTACCCTTGGTCAGTTACTACCCTTTGTTATTGCATCAGTCATAGATGGCACAGTATTAGAGCAAGCACAAGAGATGATTAGAGATGGGCAACCTAAAGGTTCATCTTCCCCTGCCGAAGGTGGCAACCTACTTGCTAACCTCATTGACATCAAGAAAGGTTTTCTCAAACTAGACCAAGAAGACCAAGCCCTCTTGCGTATGCGCCATCACGAGAGCTTTACCCTGCAACAGATAGCACAGGTATTAGAGTGTGCTATTTCTACCGCAGATCGTAGGTGTGCTCAGGCTTTGCGTAGGTTGCAGGATAATCTTGGCGGGGTTAGCCCCTGGCAATGAACGAAGAGTTATTATTTACCTTCTTGCGTGAGAGTTTGTACCCAGATTTAGTAAAGTCTGAGGGCATCTTTGATGCCTATGACTGTATCTCCAAGCAAGCAGGTCACTACATAGAGTTAAAGTGCAGGGCTGCACACTACAACACCTTGCTGATTGAAGAGATGAAGTATCGCAAGCTCATCACACAAGCAGCAGAGCGTGAGCTTGTTCCCTTTTACATCAACTCTACCCCTGCCGGTATATTCTCCTTTGATTTGATGGATTTACCAGAACCAGTATGGTTTAATCACCAGATGCCAGCGACAACAGAGTTTGATCGCGTTGAAAAGGTTGAGAAGTTAGTAGGTTATCTACCCATAGAGGAAGCGGTGCAGCTCTAATGCAGTACGACTATCGTTGCCCTGATTGCAACAGCGTATTAACTATCGAACGTAGTATCCACGAGGAACCACGTGAACCATCTTGCTTTGACTGCCACATACCAATGGTGCGTAAGTGGGACTCACCTGGTATCACCTTCAAGGGTAAAGGGTTTTACTCTACTGGTGGATAGTGTATGCTTAAGCTCTTGGTAGGCGACCGCCTATTGAGTGCTAGCAAGAAGCCCCCGCCAGTTACGGCGAGGGCTTTTTGTTTTGTTAAACACTAGCTTCTAAACATTCCAAACACTTACTCTCTCCCTCTGCAACGAGGTCATCACCACACTCTTCGCACGTCTGCATCAGTACCAGCCTCGTCTGTTGGAGTGGCTAAGAGCGCGACACGCACTCCCTCCATAGCGGTGACTAAGGTATCGTATGCCGTGAAGGATTTGAAGTTCAGGTTGTCCACTACGCTCTCTAAGGAGTTGAGCAATTCCAAAAGCCGAGCTTCTTGGTTTGCCCTCAGCGTCTCTTGGGCGAGCAAGGTGGTCGAAGCGGGATTCACGGGTCCAAAGGGTGACGAGACATTGAACTTGGTTGTTGTTGTAACCGAGTGCTTTTGCGAAACTAACTGTAAGTGCTTTGTTCTCACGCTTCTCCTCCATTGTAGCCTTCGTTCTCTCTGTCATAATCGGTACGTCCTGCGACATCAGGGACGGCGTTCGCCCGTGTATGTGTAGTAATAGTAAGACGGGTATTGTCAATAACACCAACCCACTTCTTGCCTTCCAACTCATCTACTTCCCTCTCTTCCACAAGCAATCGCCTGTATTCGTCAGCATATAAATGAGACAGGCGTACTAAAGCTCGGTCTCTTGCCCTTCTATAATTGCGGTGATGAATTGCTTGCACACCACTTACTTGCCTACTGTCCATTAAGTTTGTCCTCCCACACTATAAGCACATAGGCTACCACCATCACTATCATTATCCCTAACACTAAGCTCATCTTCCTACCTCCCTTGCCCGTTGGATAATCTCTGTTATGTCTATGGTTTGCCCCACTAGGTGGGCGTCCTCTTCATCACTATCCCACGCAGAGACCAGCACTCTACTGTTGTTAGGTGCAAGGGTTAGCCATTGCATACAGTGTTCAGCACTAGCCCCGCCCCACTCATTCTCTCCGTCTGGCGTAACTACTTCGTAGAATAGAATCAGGTCAGACTTTGGTGGGTGAATAGTGTACACATTATTCATTCTCATCCTCCTCGAACCCGAAGAGTTGTGAGAGCGCACTGTTGGCACGTCTTAAGTTCTTGATAGCCTCTGCTATCTCTTCCTCTTTGATGTTCTTCTCAGCTTGATTTATACATAGGTCAAACTTAGCCTCTAAATATTCTTTATTCACTTGCTTCCTCCTCTGGTAGTACGCGACCCTTGAACTCACTACTAATTACCTTCACTTCATCAGAGACAAAGTAGTAACTCCAGTCCCATCCTTTAGGGTCGCCGTCATAGGTATCTATCTCAATCGTTACTAGGTATTTATCTTTCATTTTGCTACCTCCTTTATCCTTTTGATGAACTCTAAGTAAGTCTCTTTCACATAGTACTCGCAACTCTTTTTGTGCTGGTCGTACCTGTATTGGTCGCAGACCACACAATTATTATTGATGTCGTAACTCATTACATTCCCTCCTTATAGCACTCTACTATAGTTCCCCAACAGTATCCGAGAAAGCTCCCGCCATCTCCTACATACCACAGGTGGCTTGACACTTGCCAGATTCCCAGCATTACTAGAAGTGCGGGCAGAATTACCAGCACCAGCCATCCTCTACTTGTTAATTGTACTACGTTTATCTCTTGCTCACAGGTACACATCCATTCCACCTGCCCGCAATCGTCACAGTAATCTTTCATTCCTTGTCCTTCCCTTCTTTAAGTGTCCACTTCAAAGCCACTAACCAAGTCTTCATTTCATCTATCTTCAAATGGGAGAAGTCTCTGTTAACTATCTCGTTTTCAAGAAAGTTTATTTCGTACTCTATTTCTTCTTTTGTTTTCATTTCTTGTCCTCTCACACAGTCAGACTGTGATAGTTGATAAAGCCCTCGAACGAGTGTGTCCCGTCCACCGCCGTTACAGTCTGCTTTTGTAGGTCAATTAAGACCCAATCTTCATCCGTACAAGGCTCTTTAGATGCCCATAACCCAAAGCCTGTCTCGCTATCCCACTCATCACCGATTAGTTGGCTTACAATGATGCGGGTGCAATAGGAATCTTCTCCCCAGCGTGGGCGAGCTTTTGCGATAGCCCTCCCCGCATCCTGCAATGCCGTCATCTCCCCCCAATGTGAGTAAAGGCAGATGTAGTTGCCCTCTTCTTGCTTGATGTTGAATATAACTCTCGCTCCCATTTACTTTTCCTCCCAGTTTTGTTGTTCTTGTTCGCTTCCGCATTTGGTACAGGTATAACTCATCACGTTACTTTCTTGTTGATACTCTCCCTCGATGTCTAGTAAATCCACGTCGCATTCTTGACAGAATGTAGAGATAATCATTTTCACGTCCTCATTAGTGGTTTGCATAGCGCACCTCTATCTCGTCAATGCGGTCTTGAATCAAGTCCAATAGGACACAGTAATCTTTTGGGTCATCGAAGATAGGGTTTTCAAAAGCTCTTTTGTACTCTTCCCTTAATACTTCTAACTCTCTGCTCATTCTTCTTCCTCTTCCTTGTGTGTTGTTTGGTAGTGCGCCACAATCTCGCTAGATGTGGCAAAGTAATCAAAGCAATACTCGCAAACTCGTGTACTCATTCTTCGCCCTCACTCTCTGCCATTATGTAATTGCAAACCGCTAAGTATGTGATTTCATAAGCAGCAACACAGTACATAGACATTTGCTTTCGGATGTTCAGCGGGGAATCCGTGAAGGTAGCCTCTTCCACTCTCTCTTCAACTTCATCAATAGCCCACAGGCTTAGTTCTTTAATCATCTCAAACTGGTCTGCGTAATATGGCGGGCAATTATTGTCTGCATATTCCATAACCGCCTCGGTTAAGTCATCAAAAGTGTACTCATCCTCATCGCTGAGGATGTCGGCAACCTCTTCTGCAACTTGCACAATAAAGCCCACCCACGCACTACCGCTTGCCTGGTCTGGTAGGCATTTCCACAGGTCTGCGGGGATGCCGTTAGAGTTCTCATCTTCTACATCACGAGCCTTAATCGTTGCAAGAATGGCGGATAGTTCCGCCCCTGTTTTTGTACTCATTTGTAACCCTTTCCCTAGTTTCTGACCTCATCAGTACCCGTCTCACGGGTAGACGCCTCACGGCGTTTCGGTCTATGGCGTACTCTACCGCATAACTTACCCAGAACAATACCCGTTTGAATGGTCACAACCCGCGTGTCTCCACCCTTCAGGGTTTTCTCTCATCCCTTTCTCGTACGCCTCCGCGTAGGCTTGAAACCCCTCCGCCAAAGCTTTATGAAACTCATCCTCATTCGCATAGCCGTTGTACATCACTTGCCCTCTCTCTCTGCCATAAGTCGCCCGATATAGTTCAAAACTCCCTCGTCTGTCATCTCATTCTGCCCTGTGTGAATCGCCTCGTCTATGAGTTCGATGAGTTCGCGGTCTTCCATTACTTGCCCTCGCATTCTGCATAGACCGGCTCGGTCACCCATTCGCCGTGTTGTGAGTTTTGGTATGTGATGAGTTGCTGAGTCTCACCCGTGGCGCATCCTGTCCCCGCGCCTAGTGTTGCCAACATTCCCACGATTAGGGCGAGGAATACGCCCCCGACCGCAAGGGTCGCCTTGCTTGCTGTGTCCATTACTTAACCTCCCTCACCAAATCAAGGGTGAACTCACTCTGCATTGCCTCAAAGTCTGCCGTGATGAGTTCCTTGTCTGCTATCTCTTCCGCTTGTTCTAGGCTATCTGCCTCAATCTCGGTTTCTAATTGTGTGATGAGTGTCGCGTAAACTGTGAACTTTGGCATTACTTCACCCCGCAAGCATCTAGAAAGCGGGCGCGGTCAAAGCGTGGGTTATCTGCCTGTAATGCGTCTGCTAGATTGCGGGCTATGTCTGCCCCGATTGTCTCTTCTAGTTCTATCATCTGCCCAAAGTGTGCAAACACTTCTGCTATGATTACATAATCTTTGCGTGTCATTCTTTGTTTCTCCCTCTTAGGTCAATTCAGGCGGTGTGCCTGATAAGTAGAAATCTATTACGGGACTATGCCGTATGTCAAGCCATAACAAGCATTATTTGGTAACAGTTTGATAACGTTTTCCTGAATGAATCCTGAGAATGTAACAGGGTCACGGGTCATAAGTAGTTGAATCTTCAACCATTCGCGGGCTATCAATCGGTGGACAATTAGGGGGCAGATGTCTAGTGTCTGCAACTGTAAAGGCATTGTTAATAGTTGGGGATTACCTGAGAGATAGGCGCCGGAGGCAGAGTCGGCCCCACCTTTTTCTATCAAAAGTTATCCACAGCCTTATCCACAGGTCAGACCAGTCAGGGCAGACAGGCTCAGGCGGTCAGACCAGTCACCCCCCCTTGTTGAATTGCACCGCGCCTGTCTGTATACTCCCCAACAAAAAATATTTGCTAAAGTCAAAGCTGCAATATAGCCTCTGACCTGCGCTTTTAGTACTGTGATGTAACTCACATTTGTAAAACGAGAAATGCGTTAAATTTCCTGCCTTATATATAGTAAGGGGCTTTAATAGGAAAGACCCTGAGCAGTAACGGTTTGGCCTCTTGCGAGGCCCCCTAGGCCGAGCACTGACTTACCCCTCAGTTCGCTGTAGCTCCTTCGGGCGTTATTGTGACACCCCGTAACTGGGGTATGTAGGCAATACTAGTAACGCACCTACACGGCGCTGTCAGTCGCTCGGTCGGACTGGTCCATACTGACATAAATTTGAGGAGCATACGTGGCTGATAACTCAGCAGACATTGCCAAGAGAATCATCCTTGGCTGTGTAGCAGAGGGTATGACCATCGAGCAGGCTTGTGCCTCGGCCGGTAAATCCATTAAGACCTACGAGTACTACAGACGTACCGATAAGATTTTTACAGACAAGGTTGACCGAACCCGCCTAGGGCTTAAGGACAAGCAGTTCCAAGACGGCGATGTTCACGACTTAACCTTTGCCGAGTTCCGCCAGAAGTTCTTACACTCCCAGACCTTTCCGCATCAGCAGAACCTGGTAGATATGATCGAAGGCCGCGAACCTTCTTGGTTACACCCCTCTATGAAGTATGAGCCAGGACTGGCTAGTAATAGAATCTTACTTAACATTCCGCCAAACCACGCCAAGTCCATCACGATCACGGTGGACTATGTAACCTGGCAGGTAGTACGCAATCCGAACTTCCGTGTTCTTATTGTTTCTCAGACCCAGCAGTTAGCTGCAGACTTTCTCTACGCCATCAAGCAACGCCTGACTCATCCTATGTATGAAGACCTCCAGAGCGCTTATGCTGCTGGCGTAGGGTTTAACTCTAAGTCAGCCTCCTGGCAAGCAACCCGTGTTACCTTTGGTACCGAGCTGCGTGAGTCTAGTGAAAAAGATCCAAACATCGAAGCTATTGGTATCGGTGGTCAGATCTACGGTAAGCGTGCCGATATGATTATCGTAGACGACGCTGTTACCTTAAAGAACGCTAACGAGTTTGAAAAGCAAATTCGCTGGTTGACCCAGGACGTGCGCTCTCGTTTGAACCCTACAGGTAAACTTGTAGTCGTTGGTACCAGAGTTGCTGCTATGGATTTATACCGCGAGCTTCGTAACGAAGACCGCTACCCAGGCGGTCTGGTCCCGTGGAAGTATCTGGCTATGCCAGCGCTATTAAAGACAGATGAAGACCCTGACAAGTGGGAGACTCTCTGGCCAGCTAGCGATGCTCCATTTGATGGACAGATGGAAGCTGACAAGAACGAAGACGGCCTATACCCACGTTGGAATGGTCGCAACCTTTACAACGAACGCCAAGCTATGGATGCAAGTACCTGGGCTTTGGTCTATCAGCAGCAAGATATCTCAGATGATGCCATCTTTGATCCAGTATGTGTGCGAGGTTCTATTGATGGTATGCGTAAAGCAGGTCGCTTGGTTCCTGGTAACCCTGGTCATCCACGCGATGTCAACGGCTTTTCTTTTATTTGTGGTCTTGATCCCGCTATGGTTGGTGATACAGCCGTCGTTTGTTACGCTGTTGATAGGGCTACACATAAACGCTATATCGTTGATGCTATTAAAATTACTAGGCCAACGCCTGCTGCGATACGCCAGCTAATCTTTGACTGGACTTCCCTGTACCAACCCAGTGAGTGGATAGTAGAGAAAAATGCTTTTCAATCATTCCTTACGCAAGATGAGGGCATCCGCCAAAACCTTGCCTCACGCGGTGTGTTACTGCGAGAACACCATACTGGAACCAACAAGTGGGACTCCGGTTTCGGTGTTGCTTCTATGTCCACCTTGTTCGGCACAAAGCAACACGACGGAAAGCACCACCGCGACAACCTTATTCATTTACCTAGTGACCAAACTGAAAACGTTAAGGCGTTAATCGAGCAATTGATTACCTGGTCACCAACTACTAAAGGTAAAACCGATATGGTGATGGCCTTGTGGTTCTGTGAGATCCGAGCACGTGAGATGCTCAACCACGGACTCCACCAAAAGCACCATATGAAAAACCCATTCCTATCTCGTTACGAGGTAGGCAAGCGAACAGTTATCAACATAGATGAATTGCTCGCCGAAAAAGATCGCACGTTCATCTAATAAGGAGATAACAATGGCAAGATACATTGGAACAATGGAAGCCGATGCAGCAAAGAAAACAGCAGCAAAAAGAGCAGCAGCAAAGAAGGCTAACCCAATGAAAACATCAGCAAAGTCTCACCAAAAGGACTTGGCAAAAATGTCAGGTGAAACAGCAGCAATGAAAAAGTTTAAGGCTGATAAGAAGGCTGGTATTCGGTCTGCTGAAAATAAGCCAAGTCGTGCATACACTGCTGGCAAGAAGGCTGAAAAGCGCACACTAAAGTCTTTTAAGTAAGGAGATAATAATGCCAGCACCAATTATTATGGGAGCAGCAGCAATTGCTGGTCGTCTTGCAGCAAAGAAAGTTGCAAAAGAAGCAGTAAAAAAAGTTGCAAACACTAAAGCAGGAGTTAAGGTTACCAAAACCGTTGCCAAGAAAGTTCAGGCTCAAGCAGTAAAGCAAAACAAAAAGACTGTTGAAAAAGTTGCAAGAATGCAAGAAAAGACTAAGGCAGAAAAGATTGCCAAAAATAGCGTTCAAGTTAAACCAGCAAATAAAGGTAATCCTTCAAATGCTAGGCTTAATCAAGGTCGAGAAATAATGCTAAGTAAGGCTAAATCTGGTAAATCTGCAAAACAAGAAGCAAAAATGATAGAAATAAGTAATAACTTCTTAAACCAAATAAACAAGACAAAACCTAAAGTAGTTCAAGTTAACTCTGCTGTTAAAGCAAAGTCTGCAGATGCCGCAAAGTCTGCAAACGCTAAAGCGTTAAAAGCTGCTAACAAGAAGGGCAAGAAGTAATGCCAAAGATTGGTCCAAACAAAGTATCTATTGATCCAAAGGCTTACGCTGCAAGACTTACTAGGGCTAAGAAAACTGTAGCAGCAATGGATCCTGCAACAAGAGCAAAGATTAAAGATATGTACCCAAAGGTTACAAGAGAAGAAGTTGCTAAACAAGCACTAGATACCAAGAAGGTAAATATGAAAAAGAAGTCTACACCTATAAAGCCTACAGTTTCTCGTGCTCCATCAAAGGGAGTTAAAGTTCCAATGCCTAAGACTGGACCAAGTGGTAAGAAGAAGTTAATGCCACTTACAGGACCAGCAGCAGTTGAGGCAATTCAACGTCGTACTTCACCTGCTGGTGTAAAGAAGGCTGAGATGGACGCTAAGAAGGCAACCAACAAGAAGTACCCAGGATTATACAAGAAGTCTAAGTAAGGACCCCACATTGTTATCAGTCAAAGAAGTTGACGCTAAGCTCGCACGCTTACGTACTCGCTCATCAGCGCGAGATCAACGTATGCG